GCCGGATTTGCTGTCCGCCTCGGTCAACTCGGGCGTGCCTTCCATCCCCGGCGGGATCTTCGACTCGCCGGTGAAGATATCCTTGCCCGCCGTGGTCGCTCGCTCGATCCAGTTGCCCGCCGGGGCCGGCGGATCGACCGTGCCCCGGCGCAGCGGCACGGCCTGCGGGCCGGTGGGCACCCAGCCCTCATCGGACGACGGTGCGGCGGGCGGCCGCACGACGATGGTGGGCGCGGTGGCCGAGGGGGTGGTGTCCTGCGGCGCGCCGGGCACCGCGGCACTCGGCAGCGCCGGCACCCAGGCGTCGAGGTCGATATCGTCCGCAGCGGGGGCGGCGTCGGCCATCTAGCGGGGCGCGCCGAGCGGGGCGACCAGCAGCCGGCCGTCGTCGGTATGCAGCCCCCAGGTCAGCACGCGCGAGGTGCGCTTGTTGCCGCGTTCGTCGGTGGTCTCGAGCGGCGCATACATCTTGAACGGCACACCGACGGGCTGCGCTTGCACATAGGCGTCGTGCGCCGCCTGGTCGTGCGCGATCGCCAGTTGCTTGTCGGCGGCGCTGGCGTTTTTCATTTCCGGCCGCGCGGTCAGCAACGGCGGCGGCGTCTTGATCATGTCGCCGAGCTTTTCCTGTACGTAGTCCTCCATGCCGGCGCGCTTGTGATTCGCCTCGAAATATTCGTTGGCGACGCGCGCTTCGTCCCGCGTGCGCTTGGCGCCGTTGTAGATCATCGCCAGGCCGATTTCGCGGCCTTCCGGGGTGTTGGCGAGGCTGCCGAAACTCGAGCGGTAGGCGGCGAAATCCTTGTCGCTGGTGTTGCCGCTGCCCGGCGGCCTCAACAATGAGGCGCCGCGATTGACGAAATTCGTCCACGCATCTTGCGCGGTCCAACGCGCCTGATCCTCGGGCGTGCCGATGTTGAACTGCTGCGCGTAGCCGCGGATTTCCGGGTAGCTCGCCGCCACCTGATCGGGCTTGCCGAGATGGGGCGCGATCAGCCGCAGATTCTCCACCGCACGCATCGCATCGCCCGCCGGCGCCGCTTCCTTGTCGTACTCCTTCAGCCGGTCATGCGCGACTTGCATGCTGGCGGTCTTTTCCGACTGCATCGCGGTCGCGCGCTGCTGGTCCTGCTGCTTTGCCAGGTCCGCCTCGATTTCCCGCTGTTTCAGCGCCGCGGCCGCATCGATTTCCTGCTGCTTCAACCGTTGCTGCGCTTGCAGTTGAAGATCCTGCTTGACCATCTCGGTGTTGTGCGCCCGCGCGTTCTGCCGGTACTCGTCCAGCGCCTTCGCGCGCGCCGCCGCCACCGCCGCGATCGCGGCCTGCGGATCCTTGGCGTTCCGCGCCGTCGCCAACTGCTCGAGATAGGGCGCATTGAACGACGCCGGCGGCTCCTCGGGAATGAGCCCCGGAATCGTGGCGCCGTCGGAGCGCCGCGGCGGCCAGGTCGGACCGGCATCCGCGGTCTGCGTCGGCGGCGCGCCCGCCGGGCGAGCGGTGCCCGGCGCGAGCGTCGCGGGATCGGCACCGCGCGCGGTCATCCCGCCGATGATCGCCCCCACATCGCCGGCAACGCCGGGGCCGGGCGGCGCCACCACCCCGCCCGAGGGCGCGCCGGGCCCGGCGGTCTGATTGCCGGCGTTCGGCGCCACGTCGGCCGCCGGTGGCGGGGCCCCCGCTGGCGGCGGTGCCGGCCGTGCGGCGGGCGCCGGCGGGCTTGACGCCCCGGACGGGGGCGGGGAGGGGGGCGGCGTGGGGCCGGCTGTACGCCGCCCCAGAAACGCCGGATCGGGGGTGCCGGCGTAGCGCGCCCGCAACTGTCCCGCGGTCATGGTCGCGAGCTCGGGATTCGCCTCGACCGCCTTGGCGGAGACAAAATCCTTCACCGGCGCATCGTCGGGCGCGGCCATGACCTTTGCGGCCGCACCGGCGCCGAGATAGTGCGCCACGCGGAGCGACGGCCCGGAGGGCGTCACGCCGGCCGCCGCCAGCGCCGTCGCGTTTTGCTGCGCCAGCCAGGTCACCGCCTTGGTCGCCAGCACCGGGCCCAGATTCGGATCCGTGCGCGCGGCCAAGATCTGTTCGGCCGACATACCCGGAAAAAGCTCCGGGTTTGCTTTGGCAAAATTGGTCCACGTTTCGTCAAGGAATTGGCCAGGGCCGACTGCCGAGCTCCGCGGATTCTTGGCGGTGCCCTCGGTGGCGATCACCGAGCCCTCATAGCTGCCGCCACCGGCGCCGGGCGTCCCAGATGTGCCCGGCGTGCTCCCGTCGCCGTCGCCGCCCCACTGTTTCCTCAGCCGCTCGGCATCCGAGTCACCCGCTTTGAGGCGGCCGAGCAAATACTGGAATTGCGCCAGCTTAATTTTCGCATCGAGGCCGTGGATCCCGAGCGCCTGCTGTTTCAGCGCAAGCTCGCCCGCCGCAGTGCGCCGCGCCTGGGCGGTCTGCTCCGCGGTGAGCCCGGTCTGCTCGGCCGCAGCGATCCCGCCGGCAACGTAGTTACCGAGGCCGGGACGCGGATCCATCGTGGACTCGCTCGATCGGCTCAGCATACTCAGGCCCGCGTTGAGCAACGCGCGCCGCCCGGCGATCGACTGCTCGGCCGGTGTCAGCCCCTCACTGCCGCCACCCAAGGCCAGGCCGAGCCGCGACACGAAATCCGGCTTGCCGTCATCCGGCGCCGGGGTGAAGAAATCGCCCACCCGCTGCCAGAAGCCCGGCTCGGTCCGGTTCATCGTGTTGCCGGCGAAGTCGTCCGGCACCGCTGCCGGGCGATCGGCGGCCTCCGCCATCGTGTTGCCAATGAACGGATCGTCGGTATCGAGCAGCCCGGCCATCAGCCGCCACCCAACAGGCCCGCAATTGAGCGGGGCTGCATACTGCCTGACTGCAAATAGGCCGTCGTCTGCGCCTGCCGCTTGGCCAGCAACGCCTGGATCAGTGCGTTCAGCGTGTTCGGCGGCGTGCCCTTGCTCTGCTCGCCCTGACCAGCGCCGCTGCCCGCGGCCGGCCACGGCTGTGATGCCGATTTATCGCTGCCCAGCATTTTGCCCACCGCGCCGGCGCCGATGGTGAGCGCCTTTTGGCCCTTGTCGCTGCTCGCCCAGGTGCCGAGGCGATCGAACCAGTCGGGCTTAGTGGCGTCCATCGTGTTGCCGCCAAACGGATCGAACTCACTCGACCGTGCCGCCGCGGTGTCCATCGTGCTGCCGCCGAACGGGTCGAAGTCACCGCCACCGCCGACCGCGGGCTCGGCGGTGGTGCCGAAGCTCGAGAAGCCGCTGCCCCAATCGAAACCACCACCGCCGCCGAAGCCGCCGCCACCGAAGCCAAGGCCGCCGAAGTCGCCGACAAATTCTGACATATCAGTGGTTCCCGAAAGCGCCGAGCAGGCCACCGACCACCGCACCGGCCGCCGTGCCCCAGCCGGGCATGATCATCGATCCCATCGCCGCGCCGGATAGCGCGCCGCCGCCAACGCCCGCTATCATGCTCCCCGTCGTGCTTGGCGCGCCGGTGCGCGTCGTGCTGGTGTTGGTCGTGCCGCCGTACGGCGTCGAGGTCAGCGCTTGCTCAAGGATTTGCTGCTGAATGAGCGGATAGTTCCATTCCTGCTGCCAATTGGCGCTGGCCTGATCGATTTCCGCCTGGCTCTGGCCCTGCTCGGCCCGCCCGGCGCCTTCCAGCAGCGCCGCCTCTTTCGCGGTCTGGCCGGCCTGCGCGGTGGCCCATTGCGGCAGCATGCCGGCCGCCCATTCGCCGGCTTGCAGATTGGTGCCGGCCAGGCCCAGCGCCGCCTGTTGCGCGGTGTTGTAGCCGGCCGACAGCAAGCCGCCGACAAGCTGACCCTCGCCGAGCGATTCCTGCGCCTGCGCGGTGCCCTCTTGGATGCCGAGGCGCGAGCCGCCGAACGCGCCGACATTGGCCGCGTTGGCCCGCGTCGCGTTGAGGCTTTGATCCATCGCCTGACGCATCTGCCGCGTCGTCGGATCGACCACTGATGAAATGTAGGGATCCATCAGTGATTGGGTCGAGGCGTTGATCTGATCGGTGGTGATCGGCGCCGCGCCGGGCAGCAGCGAGGTCGCCGCGCCCGAGGCGGCGGCGTAGGCCGGTGCCGTGCCGCCCTGCATGCCGCGGATCGTCGCGTAGGCTTGCTGTTGGTCCGGCGTCATCGCCGCGACCGCGGCGTTCGGGTCCGCCTGGTACGGGCGCGCCGCTAGGGTCTGCGCGCTCCCGATCGATTGCTGCGCGGCAGCTTGCAGCCAGTCCGGTAAAATGACCTGCTGGGTCTGGTTTTGCGTGCCGCCGCTGTTGCCGCCGCCTGACATTTTAATTCACCGGATCGAGGCGTTTGACGAACGTCATCGCGAACGGCCGCCAGCCGAGGTGCCCGGCGACGCGGCCCCATTCCGGCCGGCCCATCGCGTACATCGCGCTCACCCCGTTGTCGCGGGCGAACGTCTCGATCTTCGGCTCGAGCGCGAGCAATGTCCGCAGATCGCCGGCGCCGGCGTAAATGTGCAACAGCTTGCCGCGCGGCCAGTGATCGATCGTGGTGGCGATCACGCCCTCATCGCCGCCCCAGACCTGCATCCGGCCGATCTGCGCCATCGCCACCAGGTCGTCGAGCGTCATCATGTCGCCGGCCAGCGACAACGCCTCGCGCAACTGCCGCTCGGTCTTTCCCCGCCCTTGGGTCATCGCGACTCCGTTCGCGTGGGAATCATCGCGGCACCGCCACGGTGGTGAGTGCCCCGGCATCGGTCACGCTCAACCGCCAGGTCGCGCCGCTCGGCGCCAACAGCAGCACCGCGCTGCATACCGGCTCGGCGGTTTGATCGGCCTTGCGCCCGAGCGCTTGCACGACGACGGCAAGACGTTCCTCAATAGTGCCGCGCGTCGGCACCAGGAGCGGCGCAGCCGGGCGCACCGTCATCGCAATCCCCCCTTCTTCATGTCGAGCTTGGTGACGCCGAGCGCCCAGGGGCCGTCCTGCATCGCCTCGATCCGCATCCGCGCCCGGCGGGAGGAAAACCGCGCATCGGTCAGGCCGTTCGTGGTGATGATCGGATAGGGGCCGACCGTCGTCTCGTTCGCCTGGCTGCGCTCGCGACAGAAAAACCGATACCCGGCGATCTGCGGCGGGCCGGCAAAGTCGGTCTCGATCTGCGTCACATGAAACCGCGTGTCGCCGGCGCCCAGCACCAGCGTGCCGGTTTCCGCGTAGATCTGCCCGACGCGGCTTTCGCCATCGTTGGTCCACCCGAATTCGTGCATGTGCAGCGTGCCCTCGGGCGTGCCGAGAATCGGCCGGATCATCGCCCCGGTGGTGTCCGCCGCGCTGCGGGCCAGCCGGCCGATGATCCACGGGTTATTCGGCTCCGCGTAGTTCATCGCGACATAGCGGTTGCACTCGGTCGCGTCCTCGGACGGCCAGCAGTACCAGTGCTCGCGAAACGTCGGATTGCCGAAACCGAACACCCGCCCGACCATGCTGCGGTTGAGCAGCGAAAACAGCCAGTCATGCACATCGCAGGCGAGCGGCTGCACCGTGCCGGAAAATTGGAAAAAGCCTTGCACACCCATCCACACCACCATCTGCCCGGCGATCGACACCGAGCGCGGCGATATCAGCCCGCAATTCTCGCCCACCCGGTTGATGCCGTAGACATACGGCGGCCCGCGATAGGTCAACTGATGCACGTCGTTATCGGTAAAGATTAAATTCGTGCTCATGGCGCGTTGCGCGCGGAGCGGCCGGCCTTCGGTTTCCAGCATCAGGCTGCCGGCGGTGTTGGACACCGTTGGCGTCCAGTCGGCATCGTTTTCCTGGCTGCACCAGGCGACGGCGCGCATGTTGCCACCGGCGCCGATTAAAACCACATGCCTTTCGTCGGTCACCATGACGCCGCGATTGGCTTGCGGCGCGGTGGCGTTTTTCACCGGCGGCGTGGCCGGCGTGTTGGGCGACCAGCGATACAGCGAGCCCTCTTGCGAGGGGACGAACATTAAATCCTCGCCGAACAGCGCCAGGCTCCACCAATCGCCCATCAGGCCCGAGGGATCGGTCGGGCCGATATCTTCGGTGCGGCGCGCGGTGCCGTAGGTGTCCTCGCCGTAATCGGCCAGGCCGTAGCCGACCAGCGCGCCCGGTTCCTCGAGCGAACCCACCCCGGCGGGGGTAATGTCGTAGAGCGCATGGGTGTCGAACGAGTAGCCGTAGAGCTTATGATCGGTGCCGAACGCCGCCCAGCGGCCGTGCAGATTGGTGTGCCAGGTAATCACATCGCGCGCCGGCGAACCATCGCCCACCGCGCCGTCGATCGCCGCCGAGCCGCCGACCGGCTGCAACTGCCCGCCGCGGAAGCGCATCAGATTCATGTCCCACCAGCGCCCCGGTCGCATGTCGGGCGTGGCACCTCGCGACACGCCGGGGGGCGGCATGACGGAGGTCAGGGCCATTTAGTTCTGCCCCCGCATGGGAGCGGCGAGCAATTGCTGGGTCAGCGGTGCCGCGAGTTGCAGCGGCGCCACCGCCGGCGGGCCAGCATAGATGATCTTGGTGCAGGCAAGATACATCGTGACGATTTGCAGCAATTGTCCGGAACCGCCGAGCCAGGGCGCGTGGTAGTGCTCGCCGCCGTACATCGTGACGACGTTGTGCTGGTGGCTGCCGGACGGGTAGGCATAGACGTTATGCGCGTGGTTGCCGACCCAGCTCGTGTCGCGGTCTTGGTTGCCGATCTGGGTGCCGCTGCCGCCGGCGATGTACCAGCCGCTCCCCAACTGCGGCGCGTTGTACGAATGATTGTGCTGGCCGGCCCCATCGGTATAGCCGGAATGGTCGTGATAGCCCTGCGCGTCGGTGTAGCCGTAGGGATGCTGGTGCCCGCCGGCCGAGGTTTCCGGCAGTTGGTAGTTTGGCAAATGCGCCTGGCCGATCACCGCGCCGTTGTTCCCGCCGCGCTGGCCGATCGTATAGTTAAATCCCTGACCGTAGCCGTCAGTGCTGTAGCCGACCCCGACCAGGGCGCGGGCGCGCGTGTCGGGCACCGCGAAATTGGTCACGCCATCGCCGCCGTAGCGATTGCCGATGACCGCGAACAGCGCCGGAAACTGCGTGATATTGTACCAGGTGCCGTCGGCGAGCAGCCAGCCCGTGGGCGCGGTGGCGCCGGCATAGTCGAGGATGACGCCGACCGGCGTGGTTGCCGCGAGCAGGCTGTCGACCACATCCCAGTTGCCGTTCGTTTTGGCACCCCACGTGTCCCTCGAGGCGCCTATTTCTGGTTTCGTTAGCGAAAAGAAACTGGTATGCGTATCGGCCATCGCCGGTTTCCTTTAGGACGGTATCTGCGCCGGCGCCCCACCGCGTATTTCCGTCAGCACATCGCGGTAAAGCGTATCGACGTAGCCTTTTGTCGCCGCGTGCATGTCATCGGTTGGTTCAGCCGACAGCGTGAGGGGTTCCGGTGGCGGTGGTTCCGGTGGCAGCGGCGCAGGATCGGGCACGTTGCCGTCATCGAGCCACGCTAAATATTCCTGATAGTCTCTGTTAGCGGGATCGTCGGGAATGTGCGCGTTGTCCGCTACACGCAGGATTGTGTGTTCGTTGGTTGTGAGTTGGTATTCGGCCATGTTTACCTCAGAGGTCCGCTGTTAGAACCATATTGAAAAATGAGGTCATGCCACCGGCACCCAAAGCAGTTATCGAAAGGCCAATACCGCCTGCCGAGGGTCCGCCGCCGGGGCCTGTGCAGTTCGCATTGCTGACACCGTTATATGTAACAGTAGGGGCGGCGCGCATCGTTACGGGGAATAGCACGCTTGAGTAGATAACGCGGTTTGTCACTTCGGCATAACCACCGATGCCGAGACCCGCGAAACCTTGATAAAACCGCTGGCAATTCGCCAAATCCATACGCGGGTCCAGCTTTTCGAGCGGCGTCGCAACGCTGCCAACTTCGAGTTGCACGCCCCATATCCAGATCGTGCCGCTCTGCACACCGATGCCAGAGCGCGCTGCATAGTTGCTGCCAGCAGAATACCAAAGCTCCAGTCCTGTGCAGCTATCACCGTTGGTGCCCAGCGTCATACCAGCCGTGCTTGGGACGTTGATCGTCACGCTCTTGCGAACAAAAGAGCCAGTGATAGGCACGGCCTGCCCGTTAACATATACAGCGGCTGAGGGTGATCCACCGGTGCCAAAATACTGAGTAAGCGCCACGCCGATATTCAGATTAGTCCCGCCGGTAGTCGCCCAGAAACTTACCGTGACAGTCTTTCCAGATAAGCGCCGCACGTCTTCGATCCGTTGCCAGATGAACGTGAGCGCTCCAGCCGCAGCATTGCCCGTGAACGTGTCGCCAAGCGCATATGTCGCAGTTTCGTCGCCGATCTGCACGCGATAAGCATCAGTCAAGGGGCCTTGTCGCGTGATGCTGTTGGTGTCGAGACTGATGGCAGCGCACCAACGATCAGTCAGATACACGCTACTGGTCCAAGGCCCCGTACCACGTTGCGCTATGCTAAACAGCCCATTGTGCAGCAGGTTACGACCGACATCGTGCAGCGCCGTCCCCACCGCCGCCGCGACAAACGCCGTCGTAGCTACGGACGTATCCGCATCGCCAGCCGGGGGATTTGGCGCTGTCGGGTTACCAGTAAGAACTGGGCTGTCGATGGGGGCATACGCAGTGCCGATCTGCGTGCCGTTGACCCACTTCGCACCATCCCAGGCCCAGATCACGCCACCCGGTCCTGTGTAGGTAGCGCCGACGATGGGCGAGGCGGGGAAATCGAGCGCCATGTCAGAGGTCCGCACTTGCGGTGAAGGCTTGTAAAATGCTCCAGTTTCCTGTCGCAGTCGCGGTTGCACTCGCGTAAACGCCGTCACTGTTAAGTGGTCCGACCGAAAGACCACTGACGTTTGTATTGGTGCCAGTGCCCGCCACTACCGTTGGGTTTGCGCGCATCGTCGTCCCAAAGTCCGTTTTAGCGAACGCTGTTACACCAGCGGTATAGGCACCGCCCTGCATATCTATTCGACCTAGACGGAAAAACCGCTGACATTGCTGCAACTGCAACACCGGATCAGGCTTCTCCAACGGTGTCGGTTGCGTCTGACCCGGTTGCGCTATCTCAAGCTGGATGCCCCAGAACACAAACGTCGCGGTCTGGACACCAATGCCACCCGACAGCGCGTTGTTCGTAGCACCGCTCGAAAGCCACAGTGCTAACCGCGTATAGTGGTCACCATTCGTGCCTAATGCCTTACCGGAGATACTGGGGAGTGTAATCGTGACGCTATAGCGGACCTGTGCGCCAGATATTGTAACAGGTGTGGCATTGAGATCAACGAATGCAGACGGCGAACCGCCTGTGCCAAAGTATTGCCGCAACTGCACGCCGACTTTTGGTGTGCCTGCCGTAGAGTTTGCCCAAAAGCTGACAGTGACTGTCTTGTTTGCCAGCCGCCGCACATTCTCGATAGGCTGGTGCAGGAGTGTGAATGCACCGGCGCCAGCATTGCCAGTCACACCTACGGATAGAAAGTTAATCGCTTCCTCATCGCCGATAGCGGTCCGATTTGCGTCAGAGTATTGACCCATGCTGACGGAAGACGTGTCCAGGCTGATGGCGGTATACCAGCGATCCGCAGTGTAACCGCTTCCCGTCCACGGCCCCGCACCACGTTGTGCCACATTGAACATCGAGTTGTGCAGCTTATTCCGCCCGACGTTGTTCAGTGCCGTGGCAACGTCGGTCTGGGATGCGCCTCCCGCCATATTGGCCGCCGGGACCCACTGTACCGAAGTTCCGTCATCGTAACGAACGTAAAGCTGTCCGCCGACATTATCGAACCAGAGCGCGCCCGCCGCTGCGGCCACGGGCGGCGTGCCGGCGATCACCGCGGGCGCGGCGGTCGCCGTCGCATTCGCCTTCATCTGCGCGTCGATCACGTCGGCGTTTTGGTTCCAATGCCCGCCCCAGGCGTCGTTGTCGGCATTGAATGTCGGCTTGTACAGGCCGTAGTTCGGCGTCAGGGTCCAGTCGCTACTGCCGCTCATCTAGGCCACCTTTTTCCACGCGCTGCCGGCGGTGCAGATCGGGATCGGCGGGAAGGTGAGCTTCGTCGTGCCGGCCAGGCTGAATACGATAGCCGCGGTGAAACCGCGGTTGCGTATGGCCTGCGGCACACCGCTTAGGTCAAACCGGACGCCGGTGTTGCAGCCGACTTCGTGGATCGCGTGCGGCGCGGTGGAATAGTTGCCAACGCCATAAGGTCCGACGCCATAAGGGCGGATCGCCATGACTAGTCGGCCAGGATCGCAATCGCGCCGATCGGCACGCGCAGAATATCGCCCGCCTCGATCAGCCGTGTGACGGGGGTTACCAGGTCAACCGGATCGACCATCGGCCCCCAATACAGGCGGTTGCCGCCGGTGACCGCGGACCAGACTTCAAACCAGCCCACAACACCCCAATCGGCGGTCGCCGGCAGCCACTCGACGGTCGCGGCGTTCACCGCCAGATCGGTGCGCCCAGCCGCCAGCGCGAACGTCACCAGCCGCCGCACATAGCCGCCGCCGGCGGCCGGCGCGGATCCTGCATCGGCGTCGGTCGGCTCGGTGGTGGTGACGGCGAGATACACCGCGGCCGGGAACGCCATCGCCACGATCGCCAGCGAATGTTGCAGCAGCGCGGTTTCCAGATAGTCGGTGGCGCTGCCGGGCTGGAGGGTGCCTGACATTAAAACCCCCGCACGACGGCGCGCAGCGGCGCACCGGAATAGTCGGCCTGGCTTTTCCAGCGGTTCGCTGCTTCCACCGCGGTTAGGAATTCCGTGTCGGCCTGCTGTGTGCGGTCAGGATCAAACTCGTATTTCATCGCGTAACGCAGCAGGCCCCATAAATAGACGCCGTAGTGCCGCTCGAGAACCGCGTTGCTGTCCTGCGGATCACGCAGTGGATCGGGTGCGGAAAACCACGCCATATTCACCGTCTGGAACTGCTCGGGCAGCGTCACGGTGAGCGTGGGGTGCGGCAAAAATTCTAGGCAGTCGCCGACCAGACGATACGAGGTCACTTTGTTGCCGCGATAGATGTTTGGCCCGGTGAAGTGGTCCTCGAGGGTGAGCAGCGTGCCGGTCGCGTCGTCGGACAGCGATTCCATCGTGATGAAACCGGCGGGCAGCCCGATAAACGGCGCATCGATCGCCTGCGTCGCGCGCTGCACCATGCAGCGCGCCCGCCACACCACC